TCTTTTGCAATATCTGTGTTTGATGTATTTTGGCCTATCAAATCAACAATTTTTGTATTAAACAAATCGTATTTTTTCATTATTTAAAATGGGTTAAAAAAGATTGCAGATATGCCTCTAAAACGTAAAATAAGGCCATTTAAGCCATTATCTAGTATGTAGTAATATATTTACGTTGGTTTTAAAAAATAATTGAATAGAATAAAAATTCCTTATAATAAGCAATTTCCCAACGTGAGTATATTCTTACTTTATTTTGCCAACTTATGGGCAAACATCTTTATAATTGTGCTTGGTTTGATAAACCGACAGATAAATCTTAACACAAATCCGGCATTCGTTGTGCTTGGTGAATTGGTATATTCGGTTGCCGCTGCATCCAAAACATTTTTAACTGGCTCTGGAATGTTTAGTTTAGAACTTGGTGTAGGTAGATTTTCCATTTACTTTTTTTGCTTTTAAGATTTGTTTTCTGTTGTTTTTTGAATATGAAACGTGTACCCAACTTGGCTCTTTTGAGTTACCAAATTCCCAAATCAATTGGTCAAATTCCAAATTATCTTTTATGTAATGGAATATTTGAGCATTAAGAATTTCGCCTCCATTGTTATCAATATCCAATGCTTCGCCAGTACAATGTTGGCTAGTAGTTGCACCGCCTATTGCTTGGTTTAATACTCTGCTACGATACCCACTAGAAACTCGAATAGGTTTGTCAAAATGTTCACGCATTGGCTCAAATACTTTCTCGGCAATTAGTTTTAAATTGGCTAATTGTGCTTGTGTAGGTATATTATTTATGTTATGCTTAACTGCATACTCTGAATTGGTGACTTCTTTCAAACTTAAATGTTTACTTATTTTCATCTTTTTTATTTATTAAGAGATACCACTTGTGTACGTTGTAACCAATTAGGACCAATAAAGAAACCACTTTCAAAATTACTTCGGCATTGGTAAAAGAAAACGTGAGTATGGCTAAATTAATTACCCAAAGTTTTATCTCATTAAAGTTGTTCATCGTTTAACTTGTTTGGCTTTGACAAATATAACTTTATAGCACCTATGGAAATTACAACTATTCTAACTAGTGTAGCTGCATATTCTGGTGCATTGATTTGGCCTAATAAAGTCATTAGTAAATCGGTACTGCTATCTAATATACCAGCCAAAATAATTATGATTGGTAGTAAATGTTCTTTAATTTGTTTCATCTTGTATATCTTCTGTTATTACTATGTAATTACCATAGTTGATTGCTTCTTGTTCATCTAGTGTTTCAATGTAACCATTTTCGTATATCATTCGGTATTTAGTTCTTATCATCTCAAAGTAGTTAAGTTGTTTTCATAAAATAAATAATCGCAATTTACATTTCTATTTGTTGTTCCAATAGTTTTAAATATACCTTGTTTCACCTTAAATCTACGACCTAGTGCGTAAGTAGGAATGGTTGTTATATGTGTAGCAACTAAACTTCCATCTATAAAATAAGTAATTTGTGTTGCGGCTGCATTTACAATTATTTTTAATTTAACCCAATTTGTAGTAACTGGAACTGATGTAGTTGTCAAAGTACGCAATCCATTATTACTTGTAACACATTGCCAGTTTGCACTTGCAATAGTTCCATTTGCAGTACCGCCCTCATCGTATATAATTATTGCTCCATTATTATCATTTGAGGCGGTTGCCAAATCACCAAAACCAGTTTGAAATCTAAATCTATTTGTAACATCAGATAATGTTTCAACTGCTATATAACTTTCATATACCCACGTACCGCCACCAAATTGAAATTGCTGACCAGCCGAATTTGACTCGCTTATATGCATTGCATAATTTGTTGCGCCAGTACTAGTTGCATATGTACAAATTCCTATTTGATTTGAACTTTGATTTGCAATAATAGCATTAAAACGAATTGTAGTGCCAAGTGAAACTACTGATTGTAATTTATCCAATGTGAATGAACTATCAAAATCAGTAAAGTATTGCACCCCAGACATAACTCGATTGTAAAACGATGTGTTTTGCCAAAGTTGAGTTGCACTATTGTACATTAACAAATCTCGGTTTACTGGTGTTTGTGCAAATACATCGTGAATTTCATCTAATTCATATCCGTTTTGTATCTTAACTTCGATAACTCCTTGCGTTGGATGTGCTCTTACAACTACTCCAATATAAACTAAATGGTTTGGTGCAAATTGTTTAGTAGTGGTATAAAATCCAGCAGTAATTGAACTCAAATACAATTGAGTACCCTCTGCAATTGCAAACGTATCTAGATTCCCAAGTTTTCCAGCTACAACTACAAATCCGTTATCGTTGTTTGAAATATCATCTTGTACCATTCCTAGTGTTTGTGCCGATGTAGCATCAGATGTAGCTAGTGATGGTGATACTTTTGGTAAATTTCCGTGCGCACCGCTTATGTAAACAATACTACCTCGCAATAAAGTACCGCCAGTTTGGTTGTAAACCTCTGTTATTAATGTATCCGCAGTTGCCAAAGTTGGAAATGTAGTAGGTGTACCCTCACCATTCAAATATTCAGTAACCAAACCAGTTGGAATATCAAACTTTGTAGTATCTAAATCTTGAAAATTAAGATTACAAATATCAAATGAATCCCTAATAGTATCGCCAGTATGGTCGTTTGGTGCTGCCCCAATGTTTATAGTTGTAATTGCCATTATATCGTTGGTATAATTGTTACTAAATAGTTTGTTCCATCTACCGGAAATGGATTTGGTAATGGGTCTTGGTTATTATCTTTTACTAGCAGTATTTCACCTTTAGCATAAACAATATTTGGATTATCAATTATCTCATATATCCCTAAAAAGACTAAATTATTTTCTACTACCAAACTAGTATTTTTTATTCCAATATTGGTAGTTTGTCCGGCAATTTTTTGATTATTTACATCATAAAAATCTATTTTTATATCTGCATTAATCCCAAATGTAAGTGTTGGTATTGCTGGATTTGTTAAATACACTTGTATTGCCAATTTACCATCATTTAAAACTATATTCCCAAATGAATATTGAATAGTTGGACCTCCAGCCAAATCTTTATACACATTTCCAAATCCGTTTTCCGCATCGGTTACTCCCCAATAACTTAAAGGATATATACTGCCAAATCCGTTAGTTGCCATTCTGTTTCTTTATATAGTTGAACATCTTAACGATGTTTTTTTCTTTTATCTTGTAGTTGATGAATTTTTTAAATCCCTCATTTTCTACTTTCTTTTTTTCTTTCATTATAATAACCAATTACACGCATTTGGACTTGTGTCGGGAAACATATTATCATTTCTATTTTGCCAGTATTCCGGATAAAGTGAACTTGCATAAAAACTCATATGGTCCACAAATCGTTGAGTGTAAAACTCTGCAAAACTTCTATATTTTTGTACTAACAATTCTAATTCTTCACGGCTAGGGATTTCGCTATTTTCAGTACGATGTTTAAAAACTCCACCATTTCTAATTTGGTAGTTTGCAAATGGCAAATAATCTACCATAGCAAAGTTAATTAACATTGGTTGTACATATTCTGTAACCAATTCCAAATAATCACCAGTTAATGTACTTGTGTTTATTTTTTCGGTAATCGTATCGTATAATTGTGTACCCAAATAGTTTTGGATATGCATTTGTTGGGCGATTTTGATAAAATTAATAAACAAATCCGTATCCACATTTGCGTTAAGAATTGAATTTTTTACTAAATCAGTTCTATTTATAAATAATGTAGTTGCCATATATTATGCTCTATTTTTTGCTACCCAATCTGGGTGGTGTCCTTCATTTTCCATTAAAGCTGGTGCTATTTGTGCATTATCCCATCCGTTAGGTTGTGGATTATATCCCTCTATAAATGGCACTTCCTCATTTGAACTTAATGCTTTATCTTCTACTGGTTTTCCGTCTTTAATTTTGCGTTGATATAGGTTTTCAGCGAAAAAATGATGGCAATTGGGACCGCCCTTATACTGGAATAATGAGTAGCTTTGGCCATTATGGCCGAATGAATTATTTACACCCGAAAAACTTGCTTGGTCTATATCTTCTTTTCGGTAAACTACACCATTTGCAGTTCTTCCCATCATATTAACGCAAAATTCTCTAGATGTTCCGGTCTTACTTGGTAAACTTTCTTCCTCATAGGAATATCTTACTTTGTAGTACTCTTCATCTAAGAATGATTTTTCACTTGGATTAGAAGTAATAAAACCTCCGGTTTTTAACGTAACTTTTAAGTTACATTGCTTGGCCCAATCTTGAATGCTAATATTGTTTTCATCATATTTTCTAGTAGCTACTAGCTGCCATTCTTCATTAATTTTTTCACCAGTTAGTTTTTGTAAAATCTCACTAGCAATATGCTCTGTGAGTTCTGGTAATTTACTTAATTTCTGTCCGGTTTCAGTTTCAATTGTAGTTACGCTTGTAGCATTGCTCAAATCGTTAAATTCTAACGGCTGAAGTGTTTTAAAATAAAGATTAAGAGAAATATCATTATAAGCTAATACTTTGTTAAATGCATTAATAAGTAGGTTTTGGAATGGTCTAATAGTTGTGTTATCCATTAGAATAGATGCCGTCTTTAATTCTTCCGCATTATTGCCTAATCCAGTGTTATCTTTAATACCTAAAAGCATAGGCGAAATAACTCGGTGGCCTACCATAATCTTTCTCATACTTTCATCTGAAAGAAATTGGTATTGGTTATGTGCATCACTTAATTGTACCGGCTCAATAGTTGCATTATTTTCTTTACTATCTGAAAATGACAAAATAAACCTACCAGCATTACTAGTACCGCTAAATTTTTGTTGAATCTTTTGCTCTATATCTCTTTTTTCAGTTTCTGTTGGCTCTCCATTAGAAAAATTTATTAACATACTAGGTGCTAGGCCATTCATTATGTTATTCAAATGATAATTGGAAATCTCTTCTTCCAACTCGCAATATTGCAAACAACCTTGGTAATCCACTGGTGAGTAATAGTAGTAACCAGTTTTGTAAGGTTTTACGTACAAAATCTCAATATCTGCATTACTAGTTCCAAATGCCGGTATTGGCTCTGGTAAATTAGTACGGCTAACTTGTGTCCAATCTTTTGAATAGTAATAGAAATTAATATCACCCTCTTCATCACATTTTCCAGCTCTTAATGTTTCTATTGGGAAGTGTGTACATTCTGTAATTCTTGTGTGGTCTATATTATATACAACTTGAATGGCACATTGGCCCATTGCCTTTAAATCATTTGTGCATCTTTCTTGCATTTCCTCTGTTAGCAAATCTAACATTTGTGCATATTCCTCTGGCTTTTGTGTGCTATCGGTTGCGTCAATACCTTTACCATAAATCATTTGGCTAATACCATTAATGATTGCGTTGTTTGTCGGACTTCCATTGTAGCGGTCTATTAAATATTGGAAGTAATTGTTATCTTCCCCATATGCTACCCAGTCAGTATTTCTAACTTCTACGACTTTCGGACTGGTATAGGTACTTAACGCAACTACTCCAAAACTATTAGAGTTGTATTTCTTTGTCTTTGCCGGTGTGGTGTTTAATTTTCTCATCATAAAACTATGTAATCATTATTATAAGTATTTAAGGTGTTATATGCACCGGCATTTACTGAATAATTATTAATTGGTTGGTTAGTGCTAAATAATCTGTCTTTGTAAACTACAATATCTTGAAACCCATCATTTGTTATAATGGTTACTTCATAAAATCTACCCTCTAAAAGAATATCAATATCACAATCAAAAGTTACTAAATCATAAAAATCAAAAACAATATTGTATGCCTCAAATTGAGTTACTATATTAGTTTCTTCATCACGTATGTTTAGGAATAAATCACTACCCTCTAAATAATTTTTAGGGATAATTGTAAATGATTGCGTTAGGTTATCTTGGTTTACTATTGTCATAAATTACTTTCTTATTCATATAACGTAAAAAAAAGTTTTTTGCTAAAAAAAAGAGTAGCCATCTCTGACTACCCTCTTTCACTATTTAACCAACTCAAATATTATTTTATATTACGCTTGAATTTGCGTAGCATCTATATTATCTGTTACAACACTAGAAGAAACGAATGTAGCCATTAATGGTTCTTGGCCAACCAAGGTAATAGAATATCCACTCATATCACCTAATCCCGCCCCACTTGAAATTGTGCCTCCAGTTACATCGCAACCTCTGGTCAATCCAAGTGCTAGGTAGTTTCCGTTGTTATCTAATACAAATGCGTGTGGTCTACCACCAATTACATTTTGTAATTCTACTTGTGTATCTGGGTCTAATTTGGTTAAAACCAAAGTTAATGTTTGTTCATAGAATGTAGTTCCATTATCACGGGATGTGGTAATTGTTTGCTCCAAACTAGAACTACCTTTGATATCATATTCAAATAAATCTGGGGAATCAGCAATAGATACCAATACTCCATCTGTTATAGTTAATGCCCCAAGTGTATCGTAGTCACATAGGAATACTTTTGAAAGTCCTCCTACCGCATCTTTACACGGCAAAGTCCGTCCGGTCGTAAGTGTACAAGCCATTTTTATATTTTTTTTAAGTTAAGGGCGGTGTTACCCGCCCATTTATTTTACTACAAATCTGCGTAAACTACTGCATCTCCACCAAAACCTACTTGTAGACCTTGTGTCCAACGTGCGATAAATCTTACATTTTTTGAGCCGTCCAAATCGGCCATATCTAGCAAACGTACTTCATTAAAATCCGACATCAAACCGCAGCCAAAATACAAGTTAGTAGATTGAGATAATACAATTGTATCGTCATCCATTCCATCACATACAAAAATTGCAATTCCCTCATAAGATAACGCACCACCAGCGGTGTACCATTGAGTACCTTGCATATTAACACCATTTGCACCAATGTTAGTAGCGAAACCACCTAACGCTCTCACGTATGCTTTGGCTACATTGATAGAAACGTATAATTTTAAATCTGGTTTGTTGTAAACTCTGTTTGGTAATGCATCAACAACTAATCCTAATTGGTCAATTACATTAGTAGCATCAACTGCTGCCCAAGTTGGAGTAGCCGCACCATCGTCTGCTAATAAGAATGGATACCCAGTAGTTAATGACCACAAATCAATTTCCGTTTGTGCGGCAATTTGTGATAACATATTTCCGATAAAGAAATCAGAGAATGTTTTAGGCAAATTATCAAATGCTGAATAACCCATTTGAGTTGCTTCCCAATCAGATTGGAATGGCAATTTACAAAGTTGTACGTTTACTTGTTTTTCAGTAACTTCTAAAACTTTGTCGCTTAATTCTACATCACCATTTGGCTCAAAACCACAAGTTGCATTTCCAATTGATAAATAGTCATTACCTAGTACTTTTAAAGTTGAACGATATTTCACGTTTGGCATAATGGTTACCGCCCCAGCTTCTAAAGTTGGTGCTGATAAAATTGCTGCTGCAATATACTTACCAGCAAACTCGCCAGTATAATTTGTGGTAATTGTTGGGTTATCAGCAAAGTTGTATTTTTTTAAATTGTTTCTCATTGTATTTTTTATTAAAAGTTTAGTTTATTGAATACTGAATTAATAGTTCCTTTTGGTTTTGATTGAGCATAAAGGAATGTTTTGTTTGTTTCTTCTTGTGCCTCTGGATTGTGTTTAATTGGTTTTTTAGCACTCATTTGTTCTTTTCTAACACAAGATGCCAATTCCTCTTTCATCTTGCTTAATTGTGCTTGTACGTCTTCTAGGACCGGTGCAATAACTTCTACAACTGCATCTACAATTGCTTTTACATCTGTAGCTACTTCCGATGCAACTGGAGCGGTTTCTACCACTTCATCTGCCATTGCAACTTCGGTTGTTTCTGCTACTTCTACACCAGCAATAACACCCTCTTCAATTACTTCTAATGTGCTTCCGTCTGCTAGTTTATACTCACCTACTGGTAATGGTAATCTTTGGTCTTCGGTTACAATGAATACTGGTTGCCCAACTTCAAATGCTTCCGCTTCAATGATTGTTCCATTCTCCAAAGTTTGTTGTGCTAACTTTACGAATGCTCTTTTAAGTAATGTATTTACCTTGCTTAAAATTTCCTTGTTTGTCATTTGTTTTTATTTAATTAATTATCCGAAATATGTGTCAAATTCTCTTTCTTTTTCAGTATACATTTCTTCCAAATAAGCAAAACTTTCTATCGCCTCAATATGGCTTTGCCAATCTGGATAAACTTCTCTTACATCTACTCCTAGTTCCTCTGCTAATGTGTAAATTTCTTCTAACTTAATTTTATCTTCCGCATAATCATCCGATGTGTAAAAACTTTCTGAATTATTTTTGAATACATCGTTTAAACTCATCCAAGCGGTTCTTGCAATTTCAAATTGCTCATCAAAATATTCGTTTACAAAATATGACACTCTAGATGCTTCATCTTCCACACTAGCATAATCGTAATTTAATTCATCAACTTTACCTAATTTAATTTTCGGTTGTTTAGATGCAATTACTTTTTTATTTTTTTTCATCTCTGCTAACTTCAAACCAAATGCAGTAGTTGTTTTTACCGCTTTTTTAATCTGTGATAGTTTTTGAGTTTTTGATTTTTGTATTTCTTCTACTTTTTTAAGTAGTGTAAAAATCTTTTGTTGGTTGCTCATTGTTTTTATTTTTAATGTTTATTATTCCAAGTTATCTATCAAAGAACTAATCCTTTTAAATTCTAAATCACCTTGTACATTATCATAGTTAAAAATTTCACCATCTACTACTCTTAAATCATTTAATAATTCAGTAGCATCTAAAAATTCTAACATAGCGGATGGGTCAAAACCTATTTCATCTGCCAATTCTTGGTATCTATTTATTTGTGCCTCAAGTGAATCTAATTCATTGCTTAATGAACTATAATCTGAAAGAGTATCGTTATATAAACTTTGAAATTCACTACCTATTGGTATAATTTGGTCATATAAATTTAAAAATTGTTCACCCAATAAATTTAATTGATTGTAGGCATTCCACGCATCTTTTGCATATTCTAATGAATCAACGCTACTTCTTAAATCATCCATCGCACTAGCCAAATTGACTTTTTTAGATGTAGATTTTAAGTTCGTTTTATTAGAAATTGAATTAAATACTTTTTGTTGTAAACTCATTTTATTGGATTTATGTTAGTATAACGATTTGTTTGTTTTTTTTGCATTTTTAAGGTGTACTTATTCTAGTAATGCTTCCAATTCCTTGTGCTTGTAAACTTCCATCACAGCATTTTACAGAATATCTATCATCTTTACATAGGCAACCTCTAGTGCCACCTCTAGGACTTGTGCGGCTTGGTGTTCTGAAATCTTTATTATTTGTTCTCATTTTGAATACTTAAAATTATTTCTAATAAATCTAATCCAGCTTCAATTTCCTCTGTCAATGAATGTTTGCTCATTTTAGTTTCAAACTTATCCGCAAAATATCCCTCAATAGAAAATCCCTTAACCTTTCCAGTTTTCACATAGTCATTCCAAATAACATCGTTATTAATTTTCATAGTTCCGCACCAAGTACCAGCACTCAAACCTAAATTATACAATGCACTTTTATCAATTGTTTCATCTTCTACAAACCAACTTTCAATTAGGGTGCAACCGGTAACCGCTTCAAAGTGTTCATAGGTTGTATTACTTTGGTTGGCATTGATGAAATACAACTCTGCTGCCTTTCTAATGGTTTCTTTTGAGAAATATATATAATACTCATCACCATTGGCATCTCTTCGGTAAATGGTCTTATTAGGCACTAGAATAGCACCCATTAAAATTCGTTTATCTTCATCTATTTTTGCGAATGTTTGCTTTTGGTCACTTAATGCTACAAAATTACTTTCGGTGGCTGGTGATTCTACTACGGAAATTGCTTCTATTCCGGATAAATCATCTGTTTCATCTATAATTAATTCTACTATTTTCATATTTCTATAACGTATTAAAATTTATATTTTGCATTTTAACCACCTAGTGTAGCATTACGAATTATATTGCGGTCCAAAGATTGGGCGGATGTAACCTCCCCAGAAACCACGAATGCTTTTATGGGTTGGTCGGCATCTTTCTTTTGTACATTTAAACTTTCGCTCAATTGATTAACCCCACTTGCCCCAACCACATTAAATTGTGGTACTGGTGCTGGAGCGGACACTCCACCGCCTCCACCGCCTTTGCCTCCCGGTACTTGTACTGACATTATCTTTTGGATATTAGCCAAACCACCAGCTACTGCTACCCCAGCATAAATTGCACCAAGTATTGGTGATGCAGTTGTTTTAACTGGCTCAAATGCAGATTGAAATGCAGCTTGTGCGGATTGGTATGTAGAAATTGTAGTTGCTGCTATTGCAAATGCTTTACCCGCTGCCGTACTTTCACCGGCTAAACTAGATAATTGTGCAAAGGCATTACCCATATTTCCTACTTGCTTTTGCTTCCAAGCCACCTCTAAATCGCCAATCTTTTTTCTTTGCTCTGCTAGAAATTTTACTTTGTTATTGTATTGCTCTTCGGTAATTAATTTATTATCAAATTGCTTTTGCACCATAGCGGTTTCTGACTCTAATGCACTTTGTTTTTGTTCTAGTGTACTATCATTTGAATTTTGGATATCTTCTAAAACTTTCTGGCTTTCAGCCGCATCTGTTTCGTTTGTCTTATTATCCAATTCAGTTTGAAGTAATGCATACTTTTGTTTTAAAAGTAATCTTAATTCTTCCTTTCTTGTTTCAGAAACTTCTAATGTTTTTAATTCCTCTTCTAGTTTTTTAGCATCTCTATCTTTTTGTAAGTTTAATTTTTCTTGGTCCGACTTTGCTAAAATATCTTGTTTGTCTTTCTCAAATTGCTCTGTGATTAACTTGGCTTTGTCGGCTTGGTCTTTCTCAAATAATTCTTGCTTTAATTGGAAATCTTTTATTATTAGTTGTCTGGCTTTGGCTTTTTCCTCTTCGCTTACTTTAATAAGTTTCAGTTCGTCTAATGCTCTTTGTTTTTCTCGGTCTAATCTTTGTTGGCCGGTTTTGTCTTGTATGTTTTCAATATCTTGTGTATACTTTTTTTCGAGTGCTGCTAATGCTGCTAGTTGTTGTTTTCTTTCGGCTGCATTTTTTTCTCTGTCTTGTTTACTTTTATCATCTAATTTTTTCTCTTCATCTTTGGTTTGTTTGTAGTAACTTAATTCTAAATTATTTGCTTCATCGTTTAATGATGTTCTTTTAGCTAATGCCTTGGCTATTGCTGCGTTTGAAGTTTCATATGCTTTCTTTTTATCCTCTTCTGTCATTTCAGTATTAGAAAGCAATTTATAATTATTAGCTACTTGCTCATTTAAAAATTTCTCATTTTCTTTTTTTCTTTCAGCTAAGGAATTTTTGTCCATTTCGTTTAATTCCTTTAAACTCTTTCCATTTGCTTCTGCATAACCCCTAGCCAGTTTTGCACTTTTTGCTAAACTATTTTGATGTTCTTCTTGTAAATCAATAGACCTTTGAGTTTCATCATTAAAGGAATTTAATGCCGCTTCACTTTCTTTTGTGTTATCAAAAAATTCAACCATTAAATTAACCAATTCAGTCAAAGCAATAATAAGTAATCCAATCCCAGTAGAAATTATAGCTGCCTTTAAACCCTTTAAACTAAATGATGTTAAACTTACCCCTCTAGCTGCATTTACAAATGCATCTGACACACCGCCAGTTGCTTTACTTAATGCACCGGTTAGTTTGCTATTGGTAAGAATTTCTTTACCATAGTCCCTAGATTTTTCTTGTGTGGTTTGCGTTGTTTTTCCAAGTGTACTAACCGATTTGTTTAAATCGTTAATACTACTATTTGCATCACTAGTATCTATCTTTACTTTTACTTCTACATCTTGGGCCATCTTATTTTGTTTAAAGGTTTTAATGCTTCTTTGATTGTTGTAGGCATTTTATATTTGCCTTTCGCTATTGCTATGTATTCGCTATTATGTGGAAAATCCACTTTGAGCATATTGATAATGTTTTCTATCATAAGTTCTGAAATACTGCTAAATTAATAATCGTTGAAACTCCATCTCTAAAATATTCTAATACCACAAAATCTAATCTTTCAACTCCAGTTGTATTTGCTGGAATAGTAACTTGTAAATTAATATCGTTTGTGTTATCCGTACTAGTTGTATAACTTAAAAAGTCAATAGCTGGTTTTACATCAAATGAATCATAGTTTAAAATGTTAATTATATAATCTACTACTTGTTCTGTGTTATCTATAATTAGTGATGGCAAATTTGTGTATCTATTTGCATTATTATTTTCTATTTCTCTAAAATCATTTAGCAATTCAAAATTAATTTCACCAGTAGATAAATTAATATTCATTGTATTGATTACATATCGTTTATTGGCTAGTATAATTCTATCGTTTATTTTTAATTCGGAAATGAAATTTGTATTAAATACACCTTTACATTTTACAACCCTTGTACGTTGATTATATAGGTTTAAAATAAAATTAGAATAGAAATCGAAATACAAGCCATTTGCGACGTTATCTCTATACCAAGGTGAAATTTCAACTCCCCAGTTATTAGAATGCACATAACCTAAATCAGTGCCACCTATTGCTATTTCATTTGAATATCTACGATACTGCGGGATATTTAAAAAAGTTGATGGAGTTACAACCCATTTAAAAGAAGTACCTAATGTTTGTAATCCATTATTATAAATTATCATAGGAGCTGGTACATACGCATTTATGTTTTTATCCACCATAGTTGCAGTAAAAAAATCATATTCAATATTTGACCTTTCAAACATAGCATCTTCAAATGGTAGTTCTATTTCATAGTTTTCTGTATATACACTTTCGGGATTATCAAAAAACAAATCACCATAGTATTGATTGAATAAAGTGTAGTACTGATTGTTTAAAATGTTCTCACTAGTTTGGTATTTAAAATCTATTCGCTTATATAGGTTTGGTCTGTTTATTTCAATTGCTTCATCTGTGATAAATTCTGTTATATCTTTTATGTTACCAGATTGATAAAAAACTTCTAATGGTTTAAACTCAAATGTGGTTTCATCTATTGGTACAATCATTAAGTTATGTTTCTTAACTAAACCAGTAATGAAATCCGAAATTGTAATATCTGGAATAAATGATTGTATTTGTAAATCGCCTCCAACATATTGTAATGGTCCAAACCCAGTATAAGTACCTAAATAAAAACCATCACCCTCATAATCGGACCAATTTATCAACCTATAGGTTAATGTTGGTGTAAAAGAAAATGTAGCTGAATCTGAACTTATAAAAAATGTAAATTGGTAATTCTCTGTGTAATTATAATTTTTTCTTAAAAAATGAAATGTTTGTGTGCCGCTTTGGTTTAGATATTGTGCAAATGGTAATCCATTATTATAAACAAAAAAATTATAATCAATTGAACTAGTTTCTATTCTTATATAACAATCTGTAACTTGCGGAAGTAATCTATCAATATGTGCTGGTATTACAAATGGATTTGCCATCCATTCTTTAGAATACCATACTTTTAATGTATCGGTATCTAAATTCAATCGAAAAAAGTCGTGAACACCTACACCATCTTTTGAAGTAAAATTTATTTTTTTTAATTCACTACGTTGGCTCATTACTTCGGCATTCTTACAATACAATTCCGCATTTTGAAATAATGTAGAATTAAAAATTGCACCAGTAAAAGTCAATCCATAAGTTGATTGGATTAATTCCAATACTCTATTCAGTTTTAAACTAGGGAATAAATCATCCCATTTGATAGCCCCACTATTTAATGTAACATCGTTCGGTTCACCAGTTAGATATTCGTATTTATGGTCTTGTCCTATTAATGGAAAGTGTACATCGTATAATGAATAATCTGCGTTTACAACTCTTGAATAAACAACCGATAAAATATAAGGGATATTATATGCTTCATATCCTTGCAAAGTATTTAGTTTGTCATCTTTAAACTTATCTGTTAATTGCCCAATCCCACCGGTAAAGTTTATTGAGTAGCTATCTACTGCCCCTTTTTTTATATTGGCTTTTTGCATTGTAAACTTCCCAAACTTAAATGGAATGGTATCTATCTCAATATAGCCGTTATATTTTCTTCTATGGTCAAATGCAGTACCCTCAACTAAATGTATTGAAGTTTGGTTATCTGGGTCACTTTCACCCATAGCAGAATCA